TCTCATGATAAGCTGAATGATTATATGTGAAATAACCGAAGACTTACCAGAACCACGACCACCTTTTTCTACAACATGCAAAATATTAGAATTTAACGATGCTCGCCAAGTATTGTTGAATGCTTTAGGAATATATTTGGATAATTTAGTCATCTAAATCACCTGAAATATCATCAATAAACACTGGTGGTTCAATATCACCCATTCCTCCATTATCCATCGATGAATTGATTTTAGTTATTTGAGCCTGCATCAACTCGGCTCTATGCCCAGCTAACGACAATTCATTCAGTTGTTTGATAGCCTTTGTCAATTGAGCGCTAACCCTGGTCAAAGCATTCTCAATATTTAATATGTCGTCAATTTTGCGGAAGGTTTTACGAGTTATTTGCACATCTTTAAGGACTTCTCGTTTAATCTGCACTACTCTATCGTCAATTACAGTAGGTTCTTTAACATTTCTCAATTGCTGTAATCGTTCAACTTCTTCTTGATTCAATCCTTTTTCTGCTTCCTTGACCCGTTTCATCATTCTGAATTGGCGAACTTTCAATAGACGAATTTCCTCAGACAAAACAAAAAAAGGATCATCACTCATCACTGAATAAATCTCCTTTTCTTCATCTGATAACAAGTCAGCAAAGATTGTCTCAAACTCTCCTGTTTTCAAGGCGTTCTTATTGCCCTGCGGTGGGGAAGCACGGCTGTTGCCTTTGTTACCTACTGCATTCTTATTTCCTTGGGGTGCACCCCTGTTAGAAGGTTGCACCCCTTTAGTTGCACCCCCACGCTCCCAACCGAATCTTTTACGCCACGATTTTAACGTATTGAGTGGAACAGAGAGTTTTTCGGAAATCTCTTTGTACTTCCAACCATCTTCATACATTTTTTTGGCTTGTTCTTTTTTATCCATCTGACATGAAACACCACCTCGCAATACTTTATTAATTGAGTTTTGTTTTCTTATTTTTCAATTTCTTTTAACATCAAGTCTGCTTCAATCAAAACTTTCAAGTCATTCACTGACTCTAATTTAATTACTCCAGTTTGAAGGTTTTTCAGCCATTTACCGAGAGCCACACGAATAATTTTCTTGTACTCTTCTATGGATTCTTGCTCCTCTTGAGCCTTTTTAATTAAATATTCTAGTTCTAAGTCTTGATTACTCATTGTTAAAGCCTCCGCACTAAGTTATAATGCTAAAAGATGCAGAGGGTATCGAAAATCCACGCGTGGGCATTCTCTGTATCTTGGGAGGCTTTGGGCTTCTTTTTTTATTGAAACAGCTGTAAATAAATTCGTACTGTTTCCCAAATTGATGTTTCAAATCTCCTGCAGTATGGTTATTCTTAACCCAAACAATGATATTTTTTACACTAAAGTATTTTTCTAACTCTTGCTTAAAAAAATCCACCTTATCCATCGAACAAAACATATACATAGCTGTATTTTCTTTCATTATCCTGTAACATTCTCTTATATAAGCGCTTATCAATTCTGGATTGTTATCATTTGCTATAACTTTAGTAAATTTATGATTTTTATCCTTGCGGTGATTCGTCTTGTAATCGATTAAATACGGCGGGTCAGTAACGATTAAATCGATTGTTTTACCATCTATATTCTTCATACCTTCCAAAGTATCTATGTTTAATATTTTATTTATCAACCAATTCCCACCACCTAGACAAAAATAAAAAGCCACTCGCAACGAGTGACTTAGAACCTCTGCATCAGAACGCGTCTGCCATAAAGGAGCAGAGGTATTGACATTAATATTGGCGAAGGAGGAATCGAACCCCCTTTATAGCCACCACCCACCATTTTGAAGGAGCTACCTTCTGCATGCATTGAGATTATTTATCCAAGCAAAACCCCTGGGATAACACAGTGGACTGATTGCCTCGTGGTTACTGCTTAATCTCTAAATCTCGACAAGGGAACAACTGACAGTTTTTACACTCGTTGCTTTAATCGAGTAAGTCACTGGCAAGAATTTGCATCTTGCATACATTCCGAAGAAGTGGTTTGGACTCGTCCTAGCGTCTACCTTATTCCGCCACAGTGACATAAAAAGGCGGTTTTAAGTGATGACCGCCAACACTATTCCCAACAACCTTAATGGCGATTGGATGACTCAACAAAGAAGATTAGACACTTGTGAGTAACCTTAACTTCTCCATCAAAGTAACGAGAGGAAAAAAAGAAGTAAAACCTCTCGTCACTAATTCGATACTACTATATTAACATTTTACGTGTTGCGCGTGTGTGCATGAAAAGTGCATACTACTTATCATTTAATATGATTACATCAATACCAAACAGTAGGATTGACAATTCTTCACAACTTTTTTTGAGTCGTCTCACTACAGTAGTACGGTCAATACCAAACTCAATAGCTATCTCAATATCATCTGTTAATACATTAGGAGTTAGATATTTACGCTTAATGAGCTTATAGTCATCCTCGTTAATGGCTTTTAGTGCAATCAAAGCCTTATCAACGTGTCGCATTAATTTTGCGGTTTTGGCTTTATGCTCTAGTAAGCTGTTAATGTCAAAACGCCAATCACTCCACAACGTCCCTAAATCTTCTACAGTCTGCTCATCGACAATCTCACAGTGTTTCTTCAACTTGTCATAATTTCGGAGTAATAAACGAGTGTTGTGATAAGCGTTGTCTTTTAATCGCTTGCGCTTACCATCTTGGTGCTTAATGACTTTATCGCTAATCATGTCTGCTAGTTCCGTTAATTGTTCTCTTGTTAATTCGTGAGTTTGGATTTCTTTCATTTGATTGCCCTCCTACTTAATTACCTAATACTTTTGCCATCCACACAGTGGTTAATCCCATTGCCGCCATCTCACTTAAACCATTATCAGTTAATGTGTTGTGAAAATCTGCTATCATTTTTGCGGATCGTTGGATATTAACGTCTATTTGCTCTTGATCTCGTACTGCTTTCTCAGCGCTTTTGAGATATTCATGCTCATTCATGTAATCCCTCCAGTTACTTTTTTTCTTTATCGTGTAAGTTGGTGATTGCATTTACAATACCTAAAATTGCCCAACTATAGACCAGAAAAACATCGATTTTATTCGGATAATACCAACCTGCTAACGTTAAAACCATTTCTACAAAATTCGCTACTAAGATTACGAACAAGAATAATATAAACATTCTATTCAATTTGATTCCTCCACTCCCAAAATTTTGAAGACGCCTTGCATAGTCATTGCGGTTTCTTATGCCTGTTGCTTATTATCAGCAAATATAAAAGCTGTCCGCTTGTTACCTTTCCAGTCAATGTATGTCACTTGGTAACTAAACATTTGGACCGTCCTTCTAACTATCAACCATTAGTTGACAGTTCATTTTTCTATCTCTTCGTTCGTGATATAATCGCCATAGGAGGCGATTGTATGAAAATTACTGTTGATGCACATGCTACTATGAAATCTTCTGTTGCTTATGTTTTAGATGATTTGGATTGTCCGCCAGTTGAGATTGAACTAACAGACGACCCAAACGACTATCTTAACGCCTTAACTAAAATTTCCAACGAATACAAAGAAGAATTTATTCGCTGTATCGAAATCGAATTTATGACACGACTATCCCAGCACACTGCTAAACAGCTAACCGAGCAAGGTATCCACATCATTTCTGAAGACTCCTAGTGAGTCTTTTTTATTTTGTCAAATCATTCTTCTTCCAAACTTACTAACTTTGTTTTGCTTAAATCCGTCAAATGTCAAACCTCCCATATCCAATACTCCGTGAATCCGTGTTATAAAATTTACTTTTAGGCGTTTTCGGTTTTCTTCGCCCTCTGAATGGCACTACTTCATGATTCTGCTTTCGCTTGTATCCACTCCATAAAATAATTCTTGTGTGTTGCACTGGCAAATACCCATTGTGAGACCAATACTTCTCATATGTTGATTCTGGTTCTTCTAAATATTGTGGTCTATACATCATTTACCCCCCTAGCCGGAATGATTTACTCATGGAATTACGAATCTGATTTGCAATACTGTTCGAAACATCCATATCCATTACGGAACGACTCTGCATATTGGCAGAAATACTTGGTCCAACTATTAATCCCTTATTCAATTGTCTTCCAGTTATATATGATCTGGCCGCCTCATACAATTCACCTCGAGGGACAAAGTTGAACTTATATATTTCAAAAAAGCGGTCATTACTCATTTGGAAGAAATCTAATGCCAATTTGAATTTTGAATATCCTTTGTATGTGCCATATTTCTTAATTAAGTATGCTCCCCGATCATCATCTGCCTTGATTTTATCTTTCTGATTGTCATTCATTTTTTTACTGGCTTCTGATTCTGAAACATTATCAATGGACATGATCCATATTTTTTCCAGGCAAGCCTTCATGACTTCTTCATCGTTCGAATTCATACCATGCAAAGCAATTCGTGCTATTTCTTTTATCATTTTTCCACCTCATTCTTGTCCATCAACATCTTATTTTGTGACTCTAAAAAGTTTGTATAGCCACGTAGTTCGCTGTTTTTGTTGTTCATTTCTGCATTGATTTCCTGTAACGAATTAGTTTCCTGCCACAAAATTGAAAGTTGCAAATCCTTGTTATCAATTTTATGATTTAGCGTCTCTACCATCGCTCCTAACCCGACTAGGGCGATTGCAGAAAATATCATGGTTATCGCAATTATTATCATTAAGTTTTTATCTAATTTACTTATTCGCATTTACTCTGCCTCCTGTTCGCTATCGCTGACGATTGCGGAATTAATCGATAAACCTTATCAAGTCATGCTCATATAGTGCTATTGTTCCATCGTTCATTTCTACTACTGCGTATAGGTTAGATTTTTCTCCATACTCGTTAGCAGCGTATTCGGATATCCATTGATGAAATTTGCCTTTTATTTCTGTGTCTGTGTATTCGCAACTAACGCAATACTGTACACTCGTTATTTCACTAAAAGCATGTTCTTCTTTCTTTTCTCGAATTACTACTGGTCTAAGATTCATCACTCTGCCTCCTCTGCAACTTGCACACTTGCAAAATTCTTAGGATTTATTGTTACGTAATCACCGCTTAGTTTATCCTCAAATGCTATAACGTCCTCGTTGCCGCGCTCATAATTTTCCAGAAAATTTTTCCATCTGTTTATTGTTAAATCATCTGTTTTATACGTGACCTCGTGATAAGGATTATCTACATGTATTCTTAACATCACTCTTCCTCCTGTTCCACCCAACTCGCAAATGCTTGTAGGACTTGGGCAAATTCTTCCTGTGACAGCTTTTCATAGGCATTAACCATTTCTTGTATTTTTCTATTTTCTAAATCACCAATCGCTGTCATATTAACGTAAAAGTACAAATTACTAAGAACGGATTTGATATACGAATCAAAGTGTTCTCTCTTCAACCACTCAAGCACAATCTGCTGATTCTCGTTGATGGTTGGTTGTTTTAACATTTCAACAGCTTTATTAAATTCACTAGCAGTATATTTTTTTTCATCAATAATAATTGATGGTTCTGTATTCATACTTTTTAAAATCGCATTACTGATTGTACATGTGGTTATTTTGTATTCTTCACTCACTCGCTCCACTCTCCTTACCCAGTCTAACTCCATTTCCTTGCACTGATGTCCCTCGGTATCTGATAGCGCAATCCGCATGTTGTAAGCGCCAAGTTGCGCCAGTGTTGCGGTTTTTCATCCTCTCAAAGTGCCCTTTCCCTTTTTCAACATATCCGCCACATCTATAGCAATAACCAGGATATTTATTTCTCACTCGCTCCACTCCAATTCTTTAGCTAACTCAACGGCTACATCGTTCATCAAGTCAAGAATAAAATCCTGTACATCCTCATGGTTCATGCTAAAACCATTCGCACCACTAACTCCGCTCTTTGCGTTGTACATTCCTAATTCGGCAATTTCTCTGTTTAATAATGTTTGGGCATTTACTTTTATAGCCCTAACCATGATTTTTACAATATCTTCTCTAACACTCACTCGCTCCACTCTCCTTTAAATATTCCTCCAACGCATGTAAAACTACCTCTTTGCCGTGTTTCATCTCCATTCGGCTAATCTGCGCTTTGATGTCTACATTGGCGTAGTCGGCATTATATTCGCTCATTCGTAATCACTCCTCCAATCTTCTTGCAATATCATATATAACAGCAACTGTTACGCTGTTTCCTGATTGTTTATATAATTGACTATCCGACATTTTTTGCTCAAATTCACAATCGTAATGATCTAGCTTCTTGTCTAAAATCTCTTTGGCGATTTCTCTACTACCAAATTTGGCAGCAAGAAATGCCCAATCTGGAAAAGATTGCAGTCTCCAACACTCAAGTGGTGTTAACTTCCTAATTTGATAACTATCCGTCACTACAGCTTGCTCTTCTCCAGTCAGCAAAGTATTTGCCATTTGTTTGCCAACTCTGCCACGTCTAGTTTTACTTTTCGGATGTGATATATTTATGCTATCGCCTGGCATTGCTTCTGCGTAACCTTTCGAAGTAGCTTCTTTAACTAATGTTTTTGGTTCTAACCCTCCGCCTTGCATAGTAGATAACGTTGGAGCAATGCCCTTTGTTCCATAAACTCTTGAACTTTGCTCGTGTTTTCCAGGTAAACTACCAACTATCATAATTCCATGCCTATCTTGAGCCGTTAAAGTAAACATCTCATCTCCATCCTCTTTGAATCTTCTGCCGTTTTGTCTTTTTTCTAATCGGTCAGGCGTTAACACTGGAATCGCAATTTGTTTAGGTTGTTTATAATCCGTAGCTGTCAAACATCCTATAATTCCGTTTGCATCATAAACTATCTCTCTTTGACCTAAAGTAGTTTGATGTTCTTTTTTCGTTGAGCCAAAAACACTTATACTGTTTTCGAATTCATTATCAACGCATTCATTTTCTCTTTCGAAAGGAAAAACCTTTGTGGTACTTGCTCCTCTAAGATGTCCGACAATGAAAACTCGCTCCCTGTTTTGCGGAACGTAGTCTTTAGAGTTATGCACTTCCCATTCTGCATCATACCCAAGTTCATCCAAGGTTCTGAGGATTGTCTCGAACGTAGCCCCTCCTTCGTGATTAAGCAGTCCTTTGACGTTCTCAAGGAATAAATAGCGTGGTCTGAGAATAGATGCAAACCTTGCAATTTCAAAGAAGAGAGTTCCCCTGGTATCTTCGAAACCTTTTCGTTTACCAGCAATCGAGAAAGCTTGGCACGGAAATCCTCCACAGATAACCTCGACACTTCCAATTCCTCGAATAAACTCATCTGAAACTGTTGTGATGTCATGCATTTCCACCTCTCCTGTTGTATCGTGTATTGCTTTATAACTTTCTCTAGCATATTTATCTATTTCGCAAAATCCTATGCATTCATGACCGGCGGCTTCCATACCTAATCTGAAACCGCCAATTCCTGCGAATAAATCCAAAAATTTCATCCGCCACTCTCCTTTAAATATTCCTCCAACGCTTGCAACACAACGTCTTTTCCGTGCTTTTCTTCCATTCGCTTAATCTGCGCTTTAATATCTGTTTTTGCATAAGGCATCATCTTTTATCCCATTTAATTTTTGTAAACGCATAACCTTTTATTTTTTTACCGTTTTTATTTAATTTTGTCACTGCCGCTGGACTTATTAGCAACGCCTTCGCCACATCTCTTGTCGTGCGGAACATCAACGTGTCGCCGGACGGTGTCGTTACTATCCATGTATTCCGCCACATTTCATCTCGTTCGTTCGGATAAAATTCATTGTCTTTTACTATCTGTTTCGCTTTTTTCCACTCCCCTTGTGACATGGATTTCAGCAGTTCGTTCCATGCCTCTGGATTGTCTCTTTTTCTCATTTTTCCTCCTCAAAAAGTAAAATTCTGTCGCAATAACTCTCATTTTTATCAAACATATCTAAATTAACCCAATCACCTTTAGTGTTGTAAATCAATTCGTTATTCCTATAAGTGATAAACCATTTTTCGGTGTGCATTGGTTTTCCTTCTCGGTTTAACACCAGTAATTTAGTACACCATTTCCTTTTTACGATGCCTACGCCCTCTATATAGTCGGTAAACCTAGATTGCATATCCTCTGTATAGGCTTCGTGTAACTGTTGAGATTCGGTTATGTTCGTTACTTTCATTCCTCTTCCTCCTCAATCGGTGCTTTAGTCTGCTAGGTTTGATTAATAAAGCAATACAGCTTTCTTCCCTAAAACTTTGTTGCAACCGCCACAAACGCTCATATCATCAAAAAACGTAATAGATATAACTTCTATCTCTCTCCCTGCTTCTTTAGATAAAGCTTTAAAAATCGCTTTTTCTCTTCGATCTAATATTCGTGTGATTTTTTCCATCGTATCGTCTATATGATTCGTGTTATACGCGTCGTCATACGGTTCAGCTTCAATTTCGACTACCGAACCTCTTGACTCAACGATAAAAAGCGATTTTAATACGTTTCTTTTTTTATCTCTTTTATTATTGCCACCTAAAACTTCATAAATTGATGTCATTCTGATTCGTCTCCTTTTTAGAATGGCAAGTCATCAGTAATGTCAATGCTATTACCACCAAACGGATCACTCGTTTGATTTGCTATATTTTGGTTCGCTTGAGCATTATTGGTCGCTCGTTGTGTTTGTCCGCCTGTATTGCCGCCGCCACGCTCTACAAACGTGAACTGTTCAATTACTACATCAGTTGTATAAACGCGCTGTCCTTCTTTGTTTTCGTAGCTACCTGTTTGCAAACTTCCGCTGATTCCAATTTTCGAACCTTTAGCAAAATGATTAGCTAATATTTCCGCTGTTTTCCCAAAAGCTTTCAGATTGATAAAATCTGATTCATATTCACCACTTTGGTTTTTAAATTTTCGTTGCACTGCGATTCCGCCTGTTACGTATGCCGTTCCACTTTTCGAATATTTCAAATCAAAATCTCTAGTTAAGTTACCGATTAAATTAATTGAGTTCATTTTATTCTTCCTCTACTTCCTTTAATATCTCGAAAATATCCATTTGATGCTCTTCTTCATCCCCTATTGTCAACATTTTCTCAACCGCTTCTTTATAAAATGGCTTGTAAATTTCAAATCCATAAGAATGCCGACCATTCTTTTTAGCCGCAAGTAAGGTTGTTCCACTTCCTGCACATGGATCGATTACAACGTCTCCTGGGTCTGTAAATGTTTTAATTAATTGCTCTAACAAATTTACTGGTTTTTGTGTTGGGTGTATTTTAGGTATATCTTTCACACTGTCACGTTTCCACTCAAACCAATTCAAAATCATTTTTTTGCCTGTTTCTTCTTGTTGCCACTGATTATTAAACTTAGGCAACTTATCACGATAAAACACAACAGCGTATTCTGTTGCACCTACAATTCGCATGTTTACTTTTAACGCCTGTGCACTCGATTTTTTGATAAACACAAGCGGATAACT